ACGTCATAGCCGACTGGCCGATAAACCGGGTCGGCGAACTGCTCCCCTGGCGCGTAGCACTGCCGACTGAATAACACATCCCCGTCAATACGGTTCTTGCTGCACGCTTACCCATATTGTGTGCATGATCCATAATTGTGTGTGATTGCCCTGAAAGTAGGGTACGTCCGACATCAATCCCGCGCCCGTCATCCCAGATACGAATGAAATCACCGCGTGCGTCAGGTAATGCCAGAGCCGGAAACACTTTCGCCAGCACAGGGTAATCAGTGGCAGAGAATTTCGCGCCGTTGAACTTCAAAAACACCATACCGGACCAGCTATCGATTACGGTATCTGGCATTGCAGCGGACGGCCAGAAGAACGGAACGCCAATAGCTGGAGCTCCTTCTCCCAAACCAAGGTTTTCGAGAGCCGTTTCCACCGTGCCATCCGATTTGATATCACCAAACGGATTCTTGCGGCTCAGGTATTCAACAGCAAACCCCGATCCCAGCAATTCAACAAAACCGGGCAGATCACCATTATCAAGCACATCCCGTTGCGTTTTGTCACTTACAAACTGGGCCAGAGCTGCAGCAATAAAGCTGGCCTGCCGAATAACCTTATTGACTTGCGCACTGGATGCTTTCCCTGCTGTAAATCCGGATAAAAGCGCAGGCAACGCTTCCCATTCCTCCTGCGACATAACATTGGCATTCCGATCAGTTGCAAACGCTTTAAAGTCATTTTTCGCCATCAGAGTAATACTCCCCATGCCCCTACATCAAAACCACTGATGAATTCGTTATCCATATCAAAACCAAAAAATTTTGAACCTTCCGATGGGGTTTCCACCGAAGGTGTTTCAATGCCACCCGCCCATACCCCGGCGGCTTTTACTGTGAGATACCCCTGTTTAATTGCCGCAATTAACTCACGCGATACATCTGAAATATCAGTATCAGGAAAGACCCAGACCGATATCGTCATGTCATGGTTATCGACTATCTGCATTCGCAGTCCGGATCCTGCTGTTGCCGCGTCAAGAATTGCCGGAAGCGAATCATTCCGTCCGTCCCAGTTATTAATCGCAATCTTCGCTTTAAGGATGACACGATAAGTTTCATCGCTGAGGTACATGTATCCGGAATCAGGATCGTATGGCCCCTGCCATACACCCTGATCATATCCAAGCCCGTCGGTATCCCAGCTGAAATAGACACCTGAAATAGGCTGGCTGACAACACGGCTACGTCCGATCCACAATCCCAGAATGTCAAGTTGCACACCAACCGCAGAGTCAATATCAAATGCAGTAATCAGCCCTCTGGTGGCAGCCGCAACATCAATAAGCGGCCGGGTCATCAGATCAACATGTGCAAGAAATTTAGGTTTGGTGGCGTGGTAGTTTGTGATTAGTTCGGTGTATTTGCTCATGACTCCACCGTTATAACGATATTTTCCGGGGTACAGGACGCAGATTCGTTGTATCTGATATCAATGTTTGATGACGACAAAGCCCCCGGGGATTTCCCAATCGTCAGTTCCTGAATATCGTAATAGCGTGCATTCCCGCCACTCACCACGCCAAGATTCGCCGGTGAGTAAATGCGACTTAAAAGGACCGAATCACCGATCGTAAGACTATTGATATAGTCGGAAATAGCCTGCTGGATCTGCTGCCCTATCTGTGAGGTATAACCCGTAAAAACTTTTAATTTAATCCGGGCATAAACAGGCACATCACTGGAACGCGAGAATTTGATTACATGGGGATTGCCGTATTTATCCGGAACCGTAACGGATGTTGTACCGTGAGTGGCTGTCCCCTGGCCTTTATTTCCTCTGATAGCCTGAGCAATATCCGTTACATCACCGCCATCCACAATTACAGCAACAGAGTGTGGCGGTAACCCGTTACCGTCCTCCGAACCAGTATCGTTTTCATAGAGTTTGTGGCGGGTTACACCGGTAACATTAGAAACAGCACCATCCAGTGCTTCAAATGGGGTTATTGATGGCAACGCAACACTTTGCGACTGGCGGATACGTAACTCCGCATCAGTTTCTGCTGGAGTGCCTACAGTAGCTGCAGCAGGATTGGTTACCGAAACCCAGCCACGGGTTGGCGTATTAATTTCAGTGATAGTTCCAGCCAGCGCCGCCACTGCACCACTGACGGAACATTTTGCGGTCACCATCACTGTACCATCCACGCCGACCACCACTGAAGCAGGCAAACGCCATATCACATTATTACTGTCTTTCACGCTGCCATTAATGATGGTTGTTCCGGCAGTTCCTGTAAGAAGCAAATCAACCGTAGAATTCGTCGCGCCTTTACGTGAAATACCATTTATTTTCACGTTACTGGTCAGTGCAGCCCCATAGCCGGTTGCCGGTGAAAAACAGTTGTAGACAGTTATCGCCATATTATTGACATCATGAATCGCCAGCGCCATCAGAGCCACCATCTGGCCGTCTTTGCTGTCCGGTTCGAGGTAGGCATCACTGCCATAAATCTGCTGAAAATAGCTAATCAGGGTGCTGAGTATCGTCTGATAATCAGGCGCACTGATCCCCTCCGCGGTTACCTTTGCAGATAAACCGAGAGAATCAAGGTTCAGAGCCATTACGCCTCCGATGTAACAGTCGTTATTCCATAGAGAGTGTCGATTTCAGCGGAAAACATGACACGTCGGGTCGTGGTATCCACCGTCGTATTGAAAGAGAGGATTGATTTAACGCCCTGCGTTTCCAGAATGCGCTTACGGATCGCCAGGTTGTAGGTTTCCGGCTTCTGCTTACCGAGTACGGACTGGATCCACGGAGTCCCCTCGGTGGTGTCGAGAAACCATTGCCCATACCACAATTCGAATCGAGTTTTTACCGCCTGCGCCACGGCCTCCGGTGAGTTAATCAGCCAAGTGTCATCACCGCTGCCAAAGGTGTAATCGCCATCGGCGTCTTCACGTCTGTATCGCATCAGTTTACTCCGTCGGTATTGCTTCCACCGCGCTGAACACCACCATGAGTGTGCGTATCATCGATTGGCTTGCCGTTAGCCTTCACGCTACCCAAAAACTCAACAGCACCAGTGATTTTTGAAGCCACACCAGAAACAACAGACCCCACCATGCCTCCCATCCAGGTTAACAGGCCATGAATGGTTACTTTCTCAGAAAAATCAGCCAGAGGGGCAACCACATCAAGGCCCCCCGGAGCGACAATTTTAATTTTCCTGGTATCAGGATTAAGCTCAAAATAGGTGCTGCCGTCATCACTACGCAACTGTGTGGCACTGGTATTAATACCGCTAATCTTCCTTGCCTGCGACTGGGGACCGACAATACAAAACGCATCCGATAAATCATGCATTCTGTCATCGACCGGCTCCTGTATCCCGCCACTCTGCCACCAGAAATCAATACAACGATCGGCAAAAATCACCAAACATTCATCACCGGCTTTAACTGGAAACGTTAGCGTACAGCCTCCGCCACGCGGGAATACCACTGGCACATCCACCAGCAATGGGTAATTTTTGGTAATGCGGTTGCCGTCGTTATCAATTTCAACGTAACGGATAGCAGGCTGTACAACCGCCGTCACCGCATCAGGAGCGAATGACTGAACAATGCCAGGCAAGGCGACACGGATCTGGTTCTTTGTTGTTTCCCGTTCAGATTTAAATGTTTCGGCAAGGTCGCCGCTGCGGGTCTGGTCAGATACTGCCATTTAGTAGGCTCCAGAAAGCAAAAAACCCGCCAAGTGGCGGGTTTGAATTTTGAGAAATTTCAGCTTATGCAGTTAACGAGTCATCACCAATCTTCAGTAATTGATTAACGATTGCATCGACCTCTTCCGCATCCAGAATTACACTTCTCGCGGTAATCCGGTTGATTTTCCGCTCAAGCTTGTAATCAGAATTAACACGTTGGGCATGCGTCATTTTCAGTTTAACGCCGATTTTCTTTACTGCGTTAACATCAACATCGTTAAGTGCAGCTGCCTCACCACTACAAAAGGCCGTATAGACTCGCATGTGAACTCCACCTTTTAGTTTTTCACCATCTTGTGTAGCGGTCGGTACCAGATTGTTGGTGATCCGTAAGGCGGAATGGTACATACCATAGTATGCTCGGCTAATAGCATTTCTCGTCCACATCTCACCGTTTAGAGCCAGGGAATGCTTAGCCAATTCAAGAAAACAGGTATGCTCAACCGACATTAGAGTTCCCCGGCTTCAAAGCATCCGACGCATTCTGAATCCGCAAGCCCCGCAATAATAATCTCATCAGCCAAGGCATTATTCATCTGCGAAAGAAGCACTGGATCGTCTGTTTTGACTTCAACGAACAGCGTATCAAGTTCTGACATTACATAAAAAGCATGAGCGCCAGCAAGACGAGCGCGGTACTTTTCTGCAACGTTCATCATGAGCCGCCCAATAGTTTTTAGCTCCTGAGCATGATCTTTTTGGGTATGCAGATAATTGAGCGTGTCATACCATTTGCCCATATCTTCAGGGCGCGGCACTTCCATTGCAGTTAGCATCGGCATCACCTTTTCAAGCAAATCGATATCAACCCAGTATGCAGAAATTGTAGCAACCTCAGCCAATATCGTTGGATTAAGTGAATCAGATGCTTTCTGAATCATCACATACTGGCGAGCATGCAAACCTAAGTTACGCAGCGCAATCGTATAGTTACAAAAAGAAACTGGATCGTTAGGCGCTATTCTCAACCCCCGCTCACAGAGTGAACATCCTTCATCTATTTCACCAAGAACAAGCTTAGCTAAGCCTTCAATTGATAGCCCCTGATAACGTTCAGGTAGTTTCTTCGCTTCACGAATGATTCGATGGATTTCAAACTCACTCAGAAGGTTTTCACCCTTAGTTAATGAAGGAGTCAGAAGATCTAACAGTTCTCCTGATTTTGGCTGCGCTAAGCTCATGTTTTAGTTATTCCTGGCTTTAATGAAGTAGCATATCGATGGCAATCCACCATCAAAAAGTCAGTGCAGTGTAATCGCTCGTCTCAAAAAACAACAGTTTTTAGAGCACATTTTGTTGTTTTTCAGGCGTTACGAATTTCAGGTTACCTTCACCCAGCCACTTTTTTACAAGGGAAAGATCCGATGATTTTCGGCGCATCCATGCTGTTCTGCAGAAGCTGGACATTCAGGAATCGCGTTTCGGTACCAGGGCGACGAATGTATTCAAAGCCGTAGTTGTTACCGTCTTTGGCAGGCATAAGCCCCATGTCTACTTTCAAACCATTGGTACCCAGTTCGGTGATTTTTTGAGAGGTAACTCTTTCACCGTTGATAGTCGATAACTCGCCCTGGTTTGCAACCATAGTGTAGCCACCGCATTTAACCGTGAAGCCATCCGCCCACGCGCTGCACGCAGAAAAGACAGCTAACAGAAAAATAATACCCCTCATTGCTCATCCCCTTTGCAAAGCCGATCGCGTATACAGATCCGCCGCGCCACGCGCTTCGCACATCATATCCATGTACCACGCCTGGCCCCTTGTGTCGCCAGTGTACATAATCCCGCGCACAATATAAACGCCATCCGTTGCGATGCTGGCAGGCTGCGATGTGGTGCCGCTTAGCGTGATATTTCCATCCGTGTTCTGGTCGGTGATCTGACCACCAGCCATCGCAATATCGTTGTTCGACAAGGCGGTACGATACACGGAAGCCTGATCCAGCTGAATAAGTCCGTTAACCCGGATGTTCGGATTAATAAGCGCGCGGACGTTTACGCCGTTACCGATAGTCTGCTGCGGCATGCCAATAAGCCCGGTAGCGCTGTTGAGCACAATCGCTTCATGAACATATTCGTTATTCGCCACCATCTGGCGCTGACCGTCCACGAATTGCCATGTTGTGCCACATTGCCCGGCTACGTTATCCATTAGATGCCGCGTCATGCCAAAGAGTACCCGCCCCCGGGGGAATACAGTAGCAGGCATTTCAGGCGTCAGGCCTTCGGTCGCGCCTTTGGCTTCGAAGTCTTTCATCAGCGCACGGTTTACATCAGCGACCGTGTAACCGGCAGCCAGCGTCTGTGAGGTTATACTGGTGGCAAAAGCCAGATCAGTATCTGCTGCCTGAATCAGGACGTAGGAATCAACCGGACTGTCTTTTCCTGTGACCGAGTAGCGAATTTCACCGCTGAAAATCAGTCCGTAGTTGCGGCCATCACTCTGACCCACGTCCGCCGCGTCAACTTCCCGCACGGTCCCGACGTCGCTTGCCGACACCTCCGGCGCGATACCGTCGTAACCGGCAATCAGACGCACTTTCGAAAACTCCTGCCCGGTGATTCGGTTCACAGTATCTGCCGAGAGGTTATAAATTTTGATAGTCCCTACCCGGGACGCGCTGCTGATGTTGAACCAGTCGATCGTAAAGGTGACTTTAAAATCACTTAGCTCAATTCCCTGACCGTTCCCGTCCACAAGCTGCAGCTCGAAATGTCTCATCCAGTTCTGTGACATGCTTACTCCGTTGATACCAGTAAATGGCTGCGACCGCCCAGGTCAGTTTTTGTGGGGTAATCCTGTGTGTTGTCATCACAGACCACCACCAGCTTAAAACCAAGCCCCATACAGGCGTACTGCGCCAGCAGGTCAGCACCAGTGACGAGAGGAATACCGGAGATTACCGGCTCCCCTCTGTCGTTCTGCAGGTCCATAATCCAGTACAGATCGCGCCATATGATGCTAATCCGCCAGGTGACACCACCCAGGACGATGCTGAACTGCTGGTTGTCCGCTGTCAGCGGAATTTCCTGAATTGTCATTAGCCGCCCCCCAGTAATGACGCCACGTTACCCGTGATGCTTTTCAGCAGTGAAGTATCTGGAGGTTTTGTGGTTTTGTTGCCGCTGTTCTGTACCGCCGACGTGCTGGCCCCTTCCTTCATGTTGGTTTTATCCGCGACGGTAATCTGCTGTGTCCGGGAGATAATGACCTCCCTCAGGGTGAGGACGGCGGACAGGACGTTTTCGGTTGTCTTGTCCGTCGTCACTTCCAGCGCCCGGATCAACATGTTGCTGTACAGCCGTTTACCGGTTACCACATCGAAGGGGATACGGCTTTCCTGCAGATCCAGTAGCTCCTGATACGTCTGCTGAGGACTCAGGCCGAGCAGGCTGGTAGCCGTCAGGTTACTGGCAAAATCCAGCAATGCGCCGCCACCGGCGAAACCAACCTCCATCACCACTTCTGACGGTTTTTTATAGGCATGATCAGCGACAGCGGCCCCGACCTCTACCGGATGCTCTGTTATTTCAAGCATATCTGTATGCTTCTCTGAAATAACAACACTGGGAACAATCATTCCTATTTTTCTGCTCTGCTGATGAAAAAGTGTAGAGAGAATATCCACTAACCCACCCTCACCTGATTACTTCGCATGACCTGAGCATTTGCAGACTGTTGCCGACGTGCAACCTCATTACCGACAGCGTGCGGATCTCCGCCACCGTAAATATGGTAGGTATTTTGCTGGTTAACCTCTGTCACTTTGCCACTAATTCCCGCCACGGCAGCCTTATTAATCAGCTCTCGAGAATAGATATTTCTTCCATTCTCATGCTGGATAATGCTGCTCATCAATGCTGACATGGTTTGCGGATCGCTCATATTCAGGGCAGCCCGGGGATCCACTCCCAGTCGTTGCGATACAGCCCTGATATACGCGGTTGTGTTGTTATTATCAGACGCAGGTGCCCAGGTAGAGATAATTTTCTCCACACTGTTTATTCCCCGTCCGGCGTACAGCATTAACTGACGAGCAAGAGCCCGTAATCCATCAAAAGCGGTTTCAAATCTGGCAAATCGCCCGCCCGGTCGTTCAAGAGAAGCCCCCGCCTGACCAGCAAAATTAAGGTTTCCCGGATTGTTATTCCGTTCTCCTCGCTTCGTAGCCTGTGCATGTTGTTCCGGCTCAGCACCTGGAATATCTGACTGAATATTTGCGCCTTTTACGGTATGAGGATTACGACCAAAATCGGTATCAATGCCAAGCCAGCGCAATGAATCTCCAATATTTTGTTTCGTGTAATCCCAGGATGACTTCGCACTGGCACCAATATTTTCGCGATCGGAGTACAAATAAGCAGCATAAGCCATCCAGCCTTTTAACCATGGAGGTACCGGCAAACCAGATATTTTCCCGAAAGCCCCCAGAACCCTGGATACCCAGACACCCGCGATGAATGTACCGAGGATTTCCAGTGCATTTTGCCAGCCGCCAACACCATCTTTTAGTTCCAGAAGGTGATCACGAAGCCAGGTGATCGCATCCTTCGCTTTATCTATTGCCGGTTGCCATTTTTCCCAGTCGATAAGACTGTTACCGCCTTCTTTCCATGTTTTGTAGTCTTCCCACAAGAGACCGAGAGCCACGATCAGACCGGTAATCAGCCCTATAGGTGACATCCAGAAAGTAGAGTTAAGTATCCGCATGGCGACAACCAGACCGCCGATAACCTCTATCAGGGTTTTCGTTTCGGCATCCAGTTTCCCCCACCACTCGATGATATCTCCGACACCATCGACTATCCGAAATGCTACCCGCCCGACTATCTCACCCAGCCAGAGGATCCCCTTTATGACCTTTGTGATGGTGACTTCAATTTTGGGAAAATTTTCAATTATCTTTTTGCGCAGGTTATCAATCTGCCCCGCCAGTCCGCCCGCAAGATTCGATCCGATTTTGTCCCGCGCCATCCCGGCCATTTCACCGAGCGATTTCAGCGAGGTCATAAACCGGTTTGACGATAAGGCAGCCTGATCGGCATTAAATCCGATCGCTTTCACCATTTCTGAATACTGAGCGCTGAACTGCCCCACTCCGCGACGCATAGCCATCAGGGTATTTTCGTCAATGCCCAGCATCTGCGCATACTGGTTAGCCCGGTAATACGGCATACCGCTGAGCTTCTGGCCTACACCTGTAAAAATAGCGGCCATGTCACGCATGTTGCCGCTGGCATCACGGGTCTGTACGCCCAGGCGATTCAGGAAGCCTTCCGCCCCGGGATTGTTACGAATAAACCGGGAGAGGCTTTCCAGAGAAGATCGCGCAGCGTCCACGCTGCCGCCAACCTGCGAAACCGCATAGCCAATAGACTGAATTCCCTGGACTGTCGCGCCGGTGCGCTGTGACGCCCAGTAAAGATTATCCAGACCGGAGGCGATCTTAGCCGTAAAGGCCACCACGGACAGCGCAGCTCCTTCAACAGCCAGCCCCATTTTGATGACATTTGCAGTTGTACCGGCGAGGACAGAACCGAACTTTTTCGCTCCTGCATCATCCACACTGAAGCCAAGCGAGACGAGGAAATCTTTAATAGTTTCAGCGTTCATTATCCTCTCTCCATTTCTCAATGCGCCGCTGGTTATCCGCTTTTACCGCCAGATGGTCATTCAAAAGAGCAATATCGTACAAATCGACAGAGCCATCTTTAAGTGCTGTATAAGGAATTAACCCGGCGTCAACCGGATTGAGAAGGTAGGACAGCCCGTCCGGCAGGCTGTTAAACGTCAGCCATGTTGCAGGCTCTGCGTCGTGCTGGTAAGGGGTGTAGGCAAAAAATTTCCCAGCGAATCGGCGACCACCCGCGCCACCAGCTGCAGCATGACCAGCAAGTCAATATCATCAAACATCAGTTCGCCCTGGGTAAATACCGGAACCCATCCGTCCATATGACGCCGCGATACCACCGCAAGACAGGGATGAATAATCGCATCGGTGTCATCTTCGGTCAGGGAAGACAGTTCCTCAGCGATACGCGGGAGCATGGTTTCAAACACCGGTTTTAACTGCTCGAATTTCACGGTGTCGATTTTGCCATCAGCAGGCAAACGGGAGCGAATGCTCCCGAAATCTGACATCATTCCTGCCAGCACCGGCAGAAGTTTGCGGGTCACTTTCAGCTGATCAAAAACGCTGAGTTTTGCCGCGCGATATTTCACGCCTTTGATTTCGAATTCCATGTATTAAAACTCCCCGAGAACCTGGTCAATCTTGCCGCAGTCAAACACCCACGGCATCGTATTACCGGTTTTAGCGTTGGCATTATCCGGTTGTTTCTGGAACGCAACACTACGTGCCGTGATGATGTCGCCGCTGACCTTGTTTCGGATCACAATAACGTTATTCCCCCATGTGGCAGAAGACTGGCTCTGTGCGTTATACGCCAGCGACAATTTTTTATTTGTCGGTGATGTCTTCAGAAGGTTAACGGTAATCGTCCCGCTTTTATCTGCATGGAGACTGTGCATCACTTCGCCATCAGCACCGATGGTCATGGTGTTTTTAGGACCGCCCATCGCAACCACAATCCCCTCTTCAGAACTTGCAGAACCGTACCCGAGGTCAATCGAACCGGTCGGCCCGGTCAGCGTCGCAGTAACATCCATAAAAGAATAGGTAGACATTCACTTCCCCTTAGCGAACAACGTTAATCTGTACGTCAGCGTAATGAACCGCGCCTGCAAGTTTTATTGCAGCCTGAATCACCGGAGCCTTACGGGCTTCACGTTCTGATTGTGCCTGTTCATCCAGCGGCTGGGCGTATACGTAATAACCTTTGGGCAGCGTGTCACCTGATGACAACTGGCCAAGGTCGCCCCCGTTCCATACGCCCGGAGCAATCAGTCCATTCTGAACGGCCTGATCCAGTGATTTTTCAACATTTGATAACAGTCGGGTAATACCGGCTTCAGTCTGGGGAACTTTCGTGGTGCTGGTATAAAGCAGGTTATAGAGGTTGGTCTGCACATAATTCTGTAACCAGTCCAGGCCGTGGCGTTCATCAAAGAAATCGCCGTTAGCCATCACTCCCTGCTGGAGGATAGCTGTATCATTCTGGTAGTACACGAACACATTGCAGTTTTTTGCATCAAGTGCCGATGCCTGGCTGACTGTCAGTGTTTCATACCCGACACCCGGCTCCTGCTTAAACTTGAGCGTAATCGCGGTATTACTGCCATTGAAATTAACCGTGAATGCCCGGCCAAATGCAGATAACGCAGCGTATTTATTACCCGATGAATACTGAATAAAACTGCGTGAATATCCGGCGGTTTTCAGTTTTGATGCCAAATCATCGCTGGATGCAGTCTGCAGGCATTTATCATCGCTTGTCGTAATCGCCAGAATACGGCTTACAGAAGAGGATTCGATCGCCGCAGCCACTTTCAGCCAGTCTGCATCCGGAATATCTTCATCGTCTGCAATCCCCAGCCCATACCATGAAGTATAATCGAGCATGGCATTCACAGCCTGCTCCAGCGTCTCAGGCGTGGCCTGTTCGCTGTCTCCCTTCGTTTTCACCCAACGACCAACAAAAACCTCCTGAGGTTTCGGTGATTGAGAGAAAAACACCTGCGCAGCCTTATATTCTGGTGATTCCACGCCAAAATCTTTTCCAATATCTTCCGCGGCAGAATAACGGCGAATGCGCTCACTTACCGGAATGATTGTGGACGGGCCGAGAATGAGTAATGCACCAAAATTTCGCCCTGATGCTGCACGCGGCGACATGATCACATCAACATTAACAACGTTTGATACAGGCAAGCCCTGTGCCATAGCTTAATCTCCGAAAAAGATGACTGGTGCTTCCACCAGCGATTTAATACCGTACTCGCGCACAACCTTCCGGCGCAGACGCACCGTCATATCGTAGCGGCGGACCCATTGCTGATTAATAAGTTCAGGGAAGGGAGTCAGACCTGTGTAATCGCCAAGAGACAGCCCCAGCGCATTCAGTGCTGCATTGTTCTGCGGCACAGATATACCGTCACGAAACCGGGACGCATACACCATCCCCGCCGGTCCATAAAACGAAGCCATACACTCAATCGTTTCATGCCGCCAGAGCTGAGAGCCATCATCGGTCTGTCTGGTGAATGCCGGACTGTCATCACCTGACCATCCGATAACCCCAAACGCACACCAGTTCGTTTCAACCGGTAGCAGTGGCGGCTGCTCTTTCTGCCAGCGCGGGAGAACCATCCCGGCAGACAGGCCGGAAACGTTACGCATCCACTGGCTTAACAGCCTGTCGAGCGCTTCGTCATAATCCGGATCGCCACTGGTTGGTATCAGCCATCCGAGCTCTGTACTGGTGTTATTGCTCAACCGGAGTTCCCCCATCAAACGGCATCAACTCACAATGCGCCTGAACGAATCCGGCCCCATAAGCTGTATACGGGTCGACGAAGGTCACACGATAATCACGGCCCTGATACGTCACGATATCGGCATCACGCCCAGTCTGTCCCTGCGTCAGTCGCTCAGTCGTCACAATCAGAATTGCACCGCTGATTACCTGCCCTGCCTGCATACGGCGGTTTTCCAGAGAGCGATCAACAGTTACGACTCCGGCAAACTGCTTTTTAACTTCACTGTCGCTACCGATCCCGTCCTCATCCACCGTTTGCACACGGCGTGTTACCCACAAATTGAAGTCGCAAAAATCGGGGTCAAAAAGCACATCTGTTACATCAAGAGTCGGCATCTTTATCCCTCACAACATGGGTAATAGCTCTGCGATATTGCCCGGTGTCAATTAATGGTTTCGCCAGATCGGTTCCGGGAGATTCGCCAGCAGCGCGCCGGGCAAGTTCCAGTGTTGCCCCCTTGCGCCCCCGACGAGCCCGGGCTTCAACAGTGCTGTCAGCAAGCGGCGTAAAGCCGGTAATGGTCATGTAACGCCTGACGCCATTAGCGGCCAGCGTTCCGGCACGGTTGAGTGCGCGTTCTGCTCCCGCAGCATTACCATCAAGTGCAGCCTGCGCCGCGGCTTTGAGCTGCGGCACCGTCTGCTCTTCTGCCGATTTAACGCCGGGGACCAGGTGAGGTCGTGGCGGGATGTTCTGCTCTGGTGAGCCGTATTCGTTGAGGTAACCGATGCCCGCATTACCAAACGGAACATCATCCCGCCCGCTGTCTTCCGAAGGGATGCCGACCAGCACATCTTTTTTGGTTAACGACCTGAGCGCATCCAGAATGGCCTTAGCGTTATCCACCCTCGTTGTTACACCGCTTTTGAAACTCATAGCTGGCGACCGCCTGCACCGAACATCGTGATCAACTGATAAAATTCAGCGCCATATCGGGTGTTATTCCAGAAACCTGCATCAGGATTCAGCGTCGCGCTGGTGTCATAGCTGACGCTTACCTTGTCAACGGACTTGGAGGATTGAACACCATTGGTTGAACCGCCCGGGCCGCCAACCAGCATTGCCCGACTATCTGCCGCCCATAGCGTCATGTAGTGAGCCACGAACAACCCGGCAAAGTACGGAAACAACTTTTTTCCGGTGACGTTTTCGCTCAGCAGTTCATCGGCCAGATTCAGACGAAACTGGATTTGCGCTTCGGGATATTTGGCAGGGTCAGCAAACTGCGGGAAGTCGCGGCGAAAATCACTTACCGCTGGCAGACTTTGATTCTTTGGCATTTTTTACCTCGTTACGCGCGTCTGTGGCTTTGCCAACGGATACCTCCGCGTGCGCACGAGTGAACCAGTGCGTGGCAACGTCTTCCTCCACAGCATGACGGCCTTTAAGAAACTCGCGCCGTGAACCGTCGGGAAGCGTGAGCACAAACGGGGTATGTACGTGTATTACTGCATTATTTTTTGCCATCAGGTCATCCTTAATGACCCCGCCAGGGGCCATGTGGCTGTTAAATGCCATCAACGTACGAAATGGTTTCTTTGTACACTGGCTCAACCGCACCCAGCTTGCCGTAGTAAGTGACGATCTGATACAGACCGCGATACTGCACCGGCACGCTCTGAAGCGGAACCAGCGGGTAGCGGACGTATTTTTTATCGTTGGTGTACGCAACCATGCGATCCTTTTTCCCCACACCACGGCCTTTCAGCCATTTAACCGCGCGGATATTCAGCGGAACACCGTTCTGGTGATAGCTGATGGTGTTGGTCTGAAGATACGTCAACAGGGACTGGTTACCCGCAGATGAAACGATGATGCTGGACAACAGAGCAAACTGCTCAGGCGGGATCAGCAAATCACGCGGAACCACAGAGTAACCGGAAGCGGCCCACGCATCAGACAGCACCTGGTTAATGCTTGCGCGGATTTCGTCCGGTGTTGAGGTTGCCCACGTTTTGGCAGCGTTGTTGGCAGGAACACCGTCCAGGGTAACAAGACCTTTCAGGTTTAATGCGGAATCGCCAACATACACCTGTTCATCGTTATCCATCTGCCATTTCAGTTGCATCCCGTCATACTTCTGCGTATCGATCGGGCGTCCGACCTGCTGAGCAGCCTGCAATTCTATGACCGTCCAGCCAAGCTCCATCCCCCACAGGTTCAGCGGGTTACCGGATTTGCCGATATCCACGTTTACGCCAGCAATAGCGGTTGAGTCTTTGCCTACCCAGTTTTTGCCATTCGGATTTGCACCAGTACCCGCAGCGGCGAAGCTGGTATTCGTCCAGCTGGAAATGTCATCTGCGATAGAGACATCTTCACGCAACTGAATATCGCGGGTCCAGGTGTACCCCACCAGTGGCAGGTTCAGCGTCTGGTCGAGTCGCTCCAGCTCCCCGATGAGAAAGGCACCAGAGCTGTCAACGGTTGCCTGATCAAAAGTAATCATTCGTCTGTTCCTTAAATCTTCCAGGAAATTTCTGCATTGCCGTCAGCATCACCGGCACCTGTGAATTCAGCGTTGGTCAGCACCACGTTTTTGCCACTGACTGACGTGGACATGAATCCACCCAGCGGCACTTTGATGGATTCATCAGTGGAGACGACAACGTATACCGGGTCGCCTTTTTTGATGGTGCTGGCATCAAAATCAGAACCGAGATTAACGGTCACGTAGCCACGCTTCATGGCGTCGCCCGGGAAGTTCTTGCCACTCCCCACCTGGCGAACCATGTCCGGCTGCGAAGTGGTCGGATAAGGGCGCACGTAGATCCCCTTCACCTTGTCTGCGGTATCACCATCTGCCAGCGGCACGAAAAAACCGTCATCATCGTATTTACCAGCCAGCCCATAAGCAGCGAAGGCGTTATCGGATTTAAGGACTACCGGTTCGACGGTTAAGTCCTGCGGGCGAGAGACAGCCCCGGCAATGCCAACAGGCATCCGGTACAGAAATACATTATTCATTTTTTACCCTTTACGGTTTGCCCAGAATTCAGCGTTTTGTTTGTTCAGGGAAGCGATACTGGTCATGCCCATGTTTGGGCGCTGTGCATCGCCGGTGGTGGCGCGGGTGTTTCGCCCTTTGGCAATCTCAGACACGGCATTAAACGCCATGTCGACCGATTGTTTCGGTAATTTGCGGATATCCGCATCACCGACTATCTGGCGAACCAGCGTTTTGTCAGCAGAAGCCAGAACCTCACGTTTGAACGCGGTCGGTTTCATCTTACGGCTCAGATCGATACCCGGAACGATAACTTCGGCACGCCAGGCTGAGTCACCAGTAATCGTGGTTTCCTCTTCATCGTCCTCGCCGTCACCGGTCGGATTATCGTCAGGCTTATTGTCGTTATCGCCCGTCGCATTTCCTTCCAGCTTAGCCAGCAGGGCTTTCAGTAATGTTTTGAGGTCATCATCACTGTCGCCGGTTGGACCTCCGCCCATCTCTGGTGCTTTGTCCGGTAGCGGTTGCTGCGGGGACAGGTTGATGTTGAGATTAACGCCCTGCGGCAAATCCCCCTCATCTCCTGTAACCGATGCGGGAGCCGACTCCACCAGTTCGTTCATGGTGTCAGCGTCACCCGTTTTGATGGCCGTGCGCATGCGGGTCCACCAGCTTTTCTTTTGATTTGCCATTGTGTCTCTGTCTCCAATTGCACAACGATTTCCGGCTCTGCCTTTAGGGACAAGAGCCACATGGTTTCCGGTAATATCGACCTGCTGAGCCTTACCCGGCTCAGCCTGTTTATATTCCGCGTCATAGCCACACGACACTTCGCGCAGGCCATCTTCGATCAGCTGAATGGCGTTTTCGTCTTTGACGATAAGGTCAGCCAGCATCAAATCAGACTGCACACCCGCCCCGCGCCGGACATTCTGAAGATGCCCGACCGCGAGCTCTTTCCAGTTCTCTGGATTCACCAGCCGCACATCCCCGTTTTCATCCTCGGGATGCAACACCGTGATACTCATTCCTTCGAATGAGGCAAGCGTGGCGGGATGGAATACCTGCTCAGGAGAACGCGTGACGACTATTTCACCGAACTTATCGGGTTTCAGTTTTGGCAGGTCATCAGCACCATAGAGCTGCTTACCTGTTCGTCCTATCGGCACGTCTTTGCACAGCAACGAGCCGTCAGCCAGCTGATAGCGGGTTTCCCCCAGCCGGGTATTGAAAAAATATTTCATGTGTTACCTGCGATTCAGGCGGGATAAGAATGGGAGGTGGGAAAAACGATTTCTTTATAACAGCGACAATTCGGGAGCTCTCCAGCGTGACCGGTCATGCCATCAAGCGTTGGAGGTTTGCCCCATTCGACAAATTTACCTTCCATTTCCCGATGAGAATGCCTGACGTCACCATCTTCGGCTGTACGCCAGATATAACCATTCGAACCAATTGACAGCGCACGCGCCTGATCCAGCGCGCCGGTTGCACGTCCAAGTTCAGTACGGGCAATCAGGTCAGCTCTGGACTTTGCTATATCACCCGATGCGGCTATTTCTTTAGCAAAATGTTCCGCTCTCCCACCGGTCACAACAGCTTCTGTCGCCCGATTCTGGATGTCGTACACCCTGTCAGCCGCCTCGAGGGGGAGCGATTTGATGTACTTAACCTGTTCAGCAACGATGGATTTCATCACCTGCCCTGGAGGGGCACTGTTTACCAGATTGCGTAGCTCACGGCTGATGGTTTTGCTGTGTTTACGCCACTGCTCATCATTCTTGCGCACAATGTCGGCAGTAAAGTTTTCCGCGACCTTTGTCGCCCAGGGGGTGATGATTTCACTGTAGCGTTCCAGCGCCTCAATAATTTCCGTGATACTGTCATTTGAACCATCGTAGCGACCATTTACGATGTCCCCGACCGCCCGCGCTATCCTGCGTAGGCTGGTTCGATAGCGGATTTCCGCCTGACGGTTCCTGCGGTTCGTCATCAGGTTCGCCGATGCCGGGCGGCGCTTCGTCTTCGGCATTCTCGATGTCCTCATCGGTAATGGATGCCCCGATGCCGGTTACGTCAGAATTTTCGCGCAAATCGGTCATAGCGGCTTTCAGTGTCATCAGACCATCACCCAGCGCTGTACTGATTGCGTTGGTGGTGTTTAACGCCACCGTTGAGCGATCGACATCAGACATTTGCCAGAGCGGGTTAAACTCAAACGTGAAATCATCCGGGAGCGGCTTGCCAAGTTCCGAACGATGCATGATGTCCAGTATCCGACGCACCGGAAGACGTAAACGCCTCTCCTGCAACGAACTGATGCGGTCGTAATAGTTGGCAAGGTCTGCATCACCGGTAGAAAATCCTTTCGGGGACTGTCCGAACAACCGCACCAGTGGGATACCAACAGCGCCACTAATCTGTTCTGCAAACTGTGATAGGATGTCATCCAGACCACTGAAGCTGTACTGATGCGTTTCAAACTTATCCCGCGAGTCCATGAGCGTCATGCCTTCATTGCTCTGGAACTGTCGAATCAGGTCGATATTCTTCAGCAACGCTTCATACGCAGGACCACCAAGTGCGATAAGCTCGCGTAGCTTCTCCACGCTGTAGGTACGCAAATGCGCTTTGTAGACCAGCTGCGCCGCGCCGACAGTAGCGCTGTCGAACGCGGTAAGACGATCCCAGATACGCTCTACAACCGACATTCCCCATTCGTTCTCGGTCATCTTCTGCTGAAATGGCAGCGTGACGCCATCAAAGCGAATCAGTCGACTGTGATGAATGCGCCAGGCAGGAATTCCCGTTGCTGTGGTCACCACATCGTAAAACTCAGGTTTACCCAGGTCCGGCCCCATATCTTTAATGCGGCGGGTCAGTACCGGGTCAATCATCCAGCGGTCGAGCGGGAGAATCCCCTTAAACTTGCCCTTACCGATGGTTTCGGGTCGCAGCGGGGTCATTGGTGCCTGCCCCTCAATCATGATGAAACCCACCGCGCCGCCGTAGAGGCGCGACCATTTCAGCACGTCATTCAGCGCATCCCAGATTTGCAACTCATCCAGTTGTGATTCGAGAATGCCGCGATCTTTTGCATCAATTTCCGAAGTGATGCGAATGCCTTTGCGGGTCATATCATCCGGGATAGCATCGACTGCTTCGCCGATGATCCAGGATGAACGATAGGACCATTCCACCAGCATGCGGTTACGACTGGTGAAATTAGCCCGGTAGGTGGATGCTGAGTGCTGGTTAGGTGTCTGCATCCCTACGCGGGCAATAAAATTCTCATAACCATCAGCTGTAGCCTGCGCAGTTCGCCGCAGGGCTTGTTTGTTTCGTGCCATCAGGCCTGTCTCCCTAGCAGCTCCCAGATGTTCAGGGCTGAATTCATTGGGGCATAGTTGATCATCACCGAGTCGGCAAGGTTTGGCGATCGGGTTCCATCAGGCTGTTTATCAATAACGATTTTTCCCACACCATTAATGGAATAGGTCGGCTGCGAAAGCTCGATGATGAGTTTATCTTTGAGTGCCATGCTACTGCTGATTGAGATGATTTCGTCCGGGTTGTAAGCCATACCTTCAACCACGGCGCGCCAGGTATTCTGAAAAAGTTTACGTAACCGCCACCAGCTCTGGGCTTTGGCGTTAGCGAAGAAGTCCTTGTTCAGACGTGCTGCTTGCCCGTTGTCCCCGCGAACAGCTTCATCATCCGGATCAAATACCGCGCCACTACCTCGAAACGGTGTGGCAAGTATTGACGGTCGACGCGCAGCGTTACGCAGTTCGTTGATAGCGCGTGCATCGCCGCGAACGCCAGCGCCCAGCCCGTCCTCGTCAAAGCGAAACTCTTCGAGGTTGTCCTGTTCGCAAAAGCCGAAAACCTTCTCGACGGACTGATAAATGTCGCTGCCCACACCGGACCATTCCCGCACATTTTCCAGGAGGAAGCCATGACGGGTGGAAAAGGCATTTTTGTCCCTGCCTTCGTCGGCGACATCCATCGCGCCAAGTCGTTTGCCTGTTGGCTGGATACCCAGTTTGATATGCGCATCAACGGCAGCCTGTACCCATTCGGATGGAATCAGAACGCCTTCCGCTGATGCGCTGTAGTTCAGATCAAGTTCCTGTGCCACCACCACCGGATTATCGATTTTCTCGCATTCCCTGCGATACCACTCTTCATCCTTGCGAGGATCATCCCGCCAGTGGAATGTGAATACCGGTATCTTCCCGCCATGACGCTTCTGAGCGAACGGGTTAGCCATGCCGTTAACTGAACTCAGGTCGATACGGCAACGCGTCGTTTGTGACAACGCCGCATCAATCAGCAGAGGACGCTGAAGGAATGCAGCCTCATCAACCAGATAAAGCGTGGTACGGTCACCACGACCAATATTATCGCCAGCCTCGCCTTTGATAACGGCACCAGTTTCAGGAAACTCAACACGCATATATGGCGCGTGCTTCTTCTCACTCCACGAACCGCGAAACTCTACAGGTAGCGTTTCCACGAACTTGCGTGCCTTCCAGAACAATGCTTTCGGGTCACCAGTGCTGTCGACGTATTCCTCTTTACGGGAGCCGAAACCGATAACCATTTCTTTGTTGAAGAGACAAAGCGAGCAGGCCAGTCCGATCGCGGTCCAACTGAGCCCCATTTCACGGGATTTTTCGGTAATACCATTCTCCCGATTGCCCCAGCGTTCCATAATCCAGTGGATCCACTCCTCCTGCTTAGGGAAGAGTAAAAACGGAATGGTCACCGGCAGGCCATAATCAATATTACGCGGGTCCGTTGTCATGCCCCAGTCGATGATGAACTGAGCCGGATTGGTTCGGTAAAACTGCTTCAATACGGGCAATATTTCAGGATTCTGGCGAATGCGCTGTAGGCGTTCCATCCGCCATTCAAAAACCATCTGGTAATCAGGATGTTTAAAATCGAAGGGGAATGGTAACGGCATACTTAGCCCATCATTTTTCTATACGCCTCTGCAGCCTGCTCCGGCGTTAAGTTGGTAATTTCTGTTCTGACGGGTCCTCCATCAGCGCCAGTCACTTCATTTTTGACGTTGTCTTTAAACGCCTGAACAGAAACATGACGCCCAAGCAACTCAAGGTTTTTAACCTTATCAGGCCACTTAATCTTTTTAAGGATCCCGACCATTTCTCTGTCATCTCCTCGCCCCTCAAACATTTCAGCGAGGTTAAATCCACTCAGGTACCGACGCCACGATTCCGGCCACGCAGACAGAGGCTTAATACTTAAATCGTCCTCCAGGATGTCAGCCACATCGAGCCTGTCGATCTCAACCAGTCGCATCAGCACATAATTCGCATCAATGCCCAGTTGATCAATACGCTCCTGCTTTAGCTCGTTAATACGGGCGCGTATCTCAGGTTTACCGTATAGTTCAGCCCCCGTAACATGTGCTCGACTGGAGACGTAGCCTGCGCGAATAGCTGCTTGTGTAGCATTCAGATCGACAAGAAACTCGCGACAAAACACCTCGTGTTTTGCTTTCAGCTTCTTAGTCATTTTATTTTCCAGTTATCAGGTCATTATCGAAGCCCCTCCTGGAAGAGCTTCTGTAATGCTATTACCGGGACTGTTCTATTTGTCGGACACCAGCCAACTGGTTATTCGCCTTCTCGATGGCAGCCAACAATGGGTTAATCCACAGAACAGCCTGGCAATATGTCAACGTTCTGGTGGTAGTGGCACGATCACCGGCTGAGTCAATGTCCCCGGAATCGGCGTGCAATGCGCTGGCGCGTAAACGGTTCGCGTAGTTGAGCAACCCGACAGCAATATCAACAGGAACAGGGAAATCACAGTTCTTTTCACGGAGCAGAACCTCACGGTATTTGATGACTGTCTTCTCGTGACCGATGTCGACCAGAGAATTTAATCGGCTTGCGTTTTCTGCTATCTGGTTAAAACGATTGAAGTTTAATGCCTGATTAGCTATCACTTTCCCTTGATATTCAGCTTCACCTTCCGCTTTATCAGCCCGCAACTTTTCTGCCTGATACTTGCTGTGGTAATGGTTTGCAGACCAGACGAGCGCCCCAAAGGCAGAGAAGAAAAATGCCGCGATGACAATCTTATAAGTCAGCTTCATTTACCACCCCACCAGCATCTTTAAACCTGGAAATCAGGTCACCGATTTTATGTTCATACTGACCGTAACCTGCACCAGGTAACGACGCCCAGATATTGCTGCAACGGTCGATTGCCTGACGAATATCGCCACGGTCAATCATCGGTAAAGCGCCACGCTCTTTAATCTGCTGCAGCGCCACAGCGTCCTGACTTTCTGGCGAAAAATCTTTCAGGCCAAGCTGCTTACAGTAGGCATCCCACCAGCGTGAAAGAAGCTGATACCGGCCTGCGGCTGTTGATTTAAGCTTCGGGTTTAGCGTGACAAGTTTGCGAGGGTGATCGGAGTAATCAGTGAACAACTCACCTCCGACGATAACGTCATAACCGTGATTACGTGTCGGTTGTCGCCCGTTATCCGTTCCTTCTGACCATGCCACCATATCCAGGAAAGCTTTACGTTGGGAATTTAGTGTCTGCATGAATTACTCCTTAGAGCCACCAAACTTGTTACCGATTACTCGCATTGCAGCCCCACGAATAGCATCGACACCGATCAGCCCAACACCACCACCAATGGCAACAGAAAGCGATTTAGGCCATCCGACATACTCAAGAGCGGATGCAAAAGTCAGCGTCAGAGCACCACAGAGCAAAATCTCAAGCGTTTTTCGTTTCCAGCCGCCGCCACCGCCAAAATAGGCAATGCGCAAGCCAGCCATAACAATTGACATAACCACTGCGCCCAACGGCGTATCTCCACGCCACCAACTTTGTAAGAGTTCCAGTAAGTCAGGCCAGGAATGAGGAGCATTGTGCATTTTCATACTTCCCACCTCCGCCATTACGGGGTGTTGTTGAAAGGCGGGCCCTGCGTATACGCCCGTAGGATTGGGTTATGAGCCGTCCTTCGGTGGGCCCTGAATACAAAAAAAGTTCGCCATAGCGAACCTTGTTAAATTTGTTAAAAAAGGAGGTTATTTAACATAATGTACGTTATAGGAACCACACGATCCCCGCTCGCAATAGATTTGCGATGAAAGGCCTATTTAATCAACTTAAGTGGTCCAGAATGACGAAATTCGAGTGAATAAAAGGTGCATAAAAAAGGGCAAAAACTGCATAGCGTTTTTTCGCAGCGAAAGCCCTGTTTTATTAACTTTTCCCCAGAATGGGGCAATAAAAAAGGCCCCCTTGCGGAAGCCTCTTCGTGATGAACTGTTTTCAACAGATATCAGGCTAATCGGCTTTTTGGAATTCCACAACTATTTTTTATCTTACCTTGATGCCTGATGCCGTCAGATGTTTACGACAGTCCTGAATACCTTCGTTATAACCCGCATCGTAGAAGCTATCCGGCTTTGCCTTCAGCGCAGGAAGCGTAACGCTGGTAGCTCTTCGTTCGGCCAGAACACCTGCCTGAAAGAGTGTCCACATCAACTGAACTGCTGAATCACAGTAAGTAACATCTTCACTGTACAATTCTCGTTCAATCCTGATGCCAAGTTGAGCCTTCATTGATGCGCCAATATTACCTTTGACCTGCAACGACAGGTCTGGGTACCTCTGTTCCATGAAGCTTTCAAATCTGTTGCGAACGCTGATCAGAGCCATCTGGTTCCCTTACGTGATTGATTGCTGGATATTATGCCGCCGAGCAGCTCCTACGCAAAGTCCTGATAGCCTGAGGCTTTGACTGAACCGACTGATCCATTTCGAGCACCACATCCAGCATGGCTAAGCAACCGTCAATAAATCCCTCTGCCGCCTGAAGCCTCTTCAGAACGTGGGTGTGAGATACGCCGAGCTTCTCACCCATCGCCCGCACGGGCATGGCCTGGACGTAATGCCACTCAAGGAGCGTGCACAGATACGGATCTTTTTTCTTCAGGCAGCTCATAGCGGAGTTGATGATAAGACCGTCATTGTCACTGCATTTCAGCCTTCCAGACTGCGTCGCGGGTAGCAGATTCTTAAACCCGGCTGCAACAGGAGGAAAGTAGACGCTACCACCTTCACTCGCTGCCCAGCCACCCCAGCGCTCTAAAACCTGTTGAATATTACGCATAGCTCTGACCTCTACGTTTTGCTACGTTTGGAAATTTTCTACTACTCAATACTCGTTGAATGTCAGGTGGCCGCTAACACTGACGTTTGGCCCGTCAGATAACACAAGCTGGAAATTGTCGTCGCAAACAGAGCAGCCGAGGTCAATAACTACCGTTTTGTCGTGTTTATGCGCTCGCATGGCGACATCGCGAATAAACACGCTGTTACTAGCGCAGCGTGGGCAGGTAATTTCGTTATTTCCGTCGATATGATTTTTTAATCCTGAAACTTTCATGTTGTTTACTCCAGCTAGTTATTTGCAAATATTTGCAAGTTAATTTCCGGGTGACGGCTAGGGAAGGTGCGAATAAGCGGGGAAATACTTCTCGGCTGACTCAGTCATTTCATTTCTTCATGTTTGAGCCGATTTTTTCTCCCGTAAATGCCTTGAATCAGCCTATTTAGAC